GACTTACGCTCTTGGAAGAGCGTAAGTCTTCGTCTAGTTTTGGCAAAGGTACTTAAATTTTATAGGAGTCTTTTATGGCTTATCCCGTCGTCTCGGCCCCCTACGGCCTAAAGCCGATCAACCTGATCGGTGGGCAGGTATTTGCTGGTTCTACCCGCAATTTATCTATCCAGTATGGTTATGCCTCAAACATCTTTTATGGTGACTTGGTAAACATTGTTCGTGGTTCTATTGTTAAGAACACCGACACTACTGACTCTACCGGCAACGGTCTGGTTGGTGTGTTTTTGGGTTGTTCTTACACTAATCCTACGACCAAGCAAAAACAATTTGCGCAATACTGGCCCGCTAGTACTGCCGCAGGTGATTGCCAAGCTATTGTTTGTGATGATCCTGACACAGTGTTTAAAGTAGTGATGTGCTCTGCAACTACAGCGATTGCCTCTGCTTCTACCGCCATGATTGGTCAAAACTTCGGTTTGATTCAAAATGCTGGTAATGCAAACACTGGTAACTCTGCTGTTGCTGCTTTGTATTCTGCTTCAACAACTAGTTCCGACTTGGCTTTGCGAGTAGTTGGTTTGGTTGAAGAAACTGCCATCCAAACTAGCGCAACTGGTTCGTCTTCTTCTACTACCATTACATTGACTGGTTCTGGTTTGCCCAGCGCGTTGGTGGTTGGTACAGAGGTTGGCTACATTGCTGCTAATGGTCAGTACGTTCAAACTGGTTCGTATGTATCTGTGGCCGCCGCCGCTGCTGCAACGACAGTGACGATCAATTCTGCGATTGCAGTTCCCGGCAGTATCACCGCTATCCCTAGCGCGTCTACTATTCTTTTCACCCAGTTTCCAGAAATGAAAGTCAAATTAAACTTTGGCACACATTCCTATTACACTGGCACAGCCGTCTAAGGAGCTAAATCATGGCTATTTCACGCGCACAACTACTTAAAGAACTTCTCCCCGGTCTGAACGCTTTGTTTGGTCTGGAGTACGCCAAGTATGGTGAGGAACATAAAGAGATTTATGAGACCGAAACCTCTGAGCGTTCTTTTGAAGAAGAAACGAAACTGTCTGGTTTCTCTGCTGCCCCCGTTAAAAACGAGGGTTCTGCCATTGCTTATGACAATGCGCAAGAAGCATGGACTGCTCGATACAACCACGAAACCATCGCTTTGGGCTTCTCCCTGACGGAAGAGGCAATCGAAGACAACTTGTATGACTCGTTGTCCGCTCGTTACACCAAAGCTCTGGCTCGTGCTATGGCTTACACCAAGCAAGTTAAAGCTGCTGCTGTTCTAAACAACGGTTTCAGCAATGCTTACGCTGGTGGTGACGGTGTTGCTTTGTTTAGCGCATCACACCCCTTGGTGTCTGGTGGTACTAACAGTAACGTTCCCTCTACACCTGCTGACTTGAATGAAACATCGTTGGAAAACGCTGTTATTCAGATTAGCTTGTGGACAGACGAGCGTGGTTTGTTGATTGCCGCTAAACCTAGCAAATTGGTGGTTCCACCTGCATTGCAGTTCACAGCAACTCGTTTGCTTGAGACTGAATTGCGCGTGTCTACTGCTGACAACGATATCAACGCATTGAAGAATAATGGCTCTATCCCCGGTGGATATACCATTAACCACTTCTTGACTGATACCAATGCTTGGTTCTTGTGCACAGACGTGCCCAACGGTATGAAGCACTTTGTGCGTTCGCCTTTGGCTCAGTCAATGGACGGCGATTTCGACACTGGTAACGTTCGTTACAAGTCTCGTGAGCGTTACAGCTTCGGCTGGTCTGACCCATTGGGCATGTTTGGCTCTGCCGGTGCTTAATATTTCTTAGGAAATATATGGAAAAGGGGGCTTGCGCCCCCTTTTCTTTTGTTGTATATTGCTTTTAACCCGGGCTTATCCGGTGCATTAGACAGTCCCGGCTGACGACATACAGACTGATGCACTTAACTTGTATGTAAGGAAAAATCATGGCAAATACCACGTTCAATGGCCCAGTGCGGTCGCAAAACGGTTTTCAAACTGTTTCAATTGACGCAACTACCGGCGCAGTCACCACAACTGCTACCCTTGGAGTTACTACTAGCGTCACTAATTTAACTACTGCAAATTTGGTTTTTACTGACCAAAACCACCCTAGCACTGCCGCGATTAACGCTACTGCAACAGCTACCGCAGCACAAGTTGCGACTGGTTATATCACTTCCACTTCTGTTGGAACAGTCACCATCACGTTGCCTACAGGTACTTTGCTTGGCGCAGCCTTGGGTGCTACTGCTGGTACCGTAATGGACTTGTATGTTGATAACACTGCTGGCGCATCAACTGTGACTGTTGCTGTAGCTACAAATGGTATCTTGTCCGCCGCCGCCGCCGCTGGCTCTGGCGCTGGTGCAGGTTTGTTGACTGTACCCTCTGGTGTTACTGGCCTTGCTTGTTTCCGCATCATGTTCTCCAGCGCAACAGCCTACGTCTTCTCTCGTATTGCTTAATCAACCCAAGGGGCTTTGGCCCCTTTTTTAAAGGAGATTGATTATGATGCAGACAGACGTAAAAGCCGTCCATTTGGATGCAAGCGGGGTAGGTTATGCCGCCCGTACAAGGGTTCGCGGGTATCAAGTTGCCCCCGGCGGCACTGCTGGAGAAATTCAGTTTTATGATAATGCAACAACAAATAGCGGTAGCATCCCTCTAACATTGCACGTTACGACTAACACAGCCGTTATTGCAACATTGATACCCGGTGAAGGTGTTGTGTTTCAAAATGGGTTTTATGTAGTGTTACCAACCAACGCCTCTATTACGGTGTTCTATGGCTAAGAGTCCAGCATGGCAGAGGAAAGAGGGCAAGTCCGAGAAGGGCGGCTTGAACGACAAAGGTCGCGCCTCTGCGAAAGCGCAAGGCATGAATTTGAAACGTCCCCAGCCGGAAGGCGGCTCCCGGCGCGATTCTTTTTGCGCAAGGATGAGTGGGATGAAGAAGAAATTGACAAGCGAGAAGACGGCCAACGACCCGGACTCACGGATCAACAAAAGCCTACGGGCGTGGAATTGTTAGCATGACCGACCATACCGAAACTGCAAAACACGTTGTCGACGCGCTGTCGATCATTACCGTCATAGGGACATTGGCAGACATGCTTCCATCAGTCGCAGCATTATTCACGATTGTGTGGACATCTATTCGCATTTGGGAAACCGAAACCGTTAAACGGTGGACTGGACGAGCGGGAGGCTCAAGTGCCGAGTAGCTCAAAAAAACAGCATAATTTCATGGCAGCGATTGCAAATTCGCCATCGTTTGCTAAGAAAGTAGGAGTCCCACAATCTGTGGGCAAAGATTTTACAACTGCCGATAAAGGCAAAAAATTTTCAAAAGGTGGTGATACTATGGCTTCTAAAATGAACCCCGGCTTCATGGCAATGATGGCAAAGAAAAAAGGCACTAGCAAAATGGCTGGTGGTGGTGTTGCTGCATCCGCAATGGGCAAAGTTAAGACTGCGGCTCCTAGCAAAGACGGTGTTGCCGAAAAAGGTAAGACCAAGGGTAAAATGATTACCATGAAACGTGGCGGCAAAGCCTGTTAAGGAGCTATTATGGCGACTAAAAAATATGATGGCCCACGTTATGCTTACACGGCGGGCGTTGGGAAAATGGCAGATGATAAATTTGACATTAAAAATCCCGAAGCTGACCTACGTACCAGCGATATGCCCGACCAAAAAGCCATGCGGTATATTACAGAAGACGATAAATTGTCTGAGTTTTTAAATCCTAAAGCTGGCGCTGGCCGTGGTGGACAAGGTGGCCCTACTGCCAAAGAACTTGCAGATTACGAACGTAAACAAGACGCTGGTATTTTTACTGAGGGTAAGAAAATGCCCCCATCCCCCCGTGAGATGGCTAAAGGCGGCAAAGTTTCTTCTGCTTCTTCTCGTGCAGATGGTTGCGCTATCAAAGGTAAAACTCGCGGAAAGATGGTGTAATTATGTTGGCATCCCGTGGTATGGGCGCAATCCGCGCTTCTAAAATGCCCGGCGCTAAAAAAGTAGCGCGACGGGATGACACTGATTTCACCCAGTTCAAAGAGGGTGGTAAGGTAAAATCTAAGGTAAATGAAGCTGGTAACTACACCAAACCCAGTTTACGTAAACGGATTTTTAACGCTGTAAAAGCCGAAGCTACAGCAGGCACTGGCGCAGGGCAATGGAGTGCTAGAAAAGCACAAGTCATGGCTAAACGGTACAAAGCCGCAGGTGGTGGGTACAGAGACTGACATGAAAGCCTCACAAAAATCCCTCAAAGATTGGGGCAAACAAGATTGGACAACTAAAAGTGGTAAAAAATCTTCTGACACTGGTGAGCGATACCTTCCAAAAGCTGCGATCAAAAGTCTCAGCCCTGCTGAGTACGCTGCGACGACCAAAGCCAAGCGGGCAGGAAAAGCCGCTGGAAAACAATTTGTAGCCCAACCTAAAACAATTGCAAAGAAAACGGCAGGATTTAGATAATGGCTAAGACCACTGGCACTTCAGTTTTTAACCTTGACATGAACGACCTCATTGAAGAGGCGTTTGAGCGTTGCGGTCAAGAACTTCGCACGGGTTATAACTTCCGCACTGCACGTCGGTCGTTAAACTTGCTGACGATTGAGTGGGCCAACCGTGGTTTAAACTTTTGGACTGTAGAACAAGGCCAGATTCCAATGGTAACGGGTCAGGCTATATACCCCATGCCAGTGGACACAATTAATCTCCTAGATACCGTTATTCGCCAAAGCAACGGCACATCTAATCAGATCGACATTAACATCAGCGGTATCTCTGAATCAACTTACATGAGTCTGCCAAACAAATTGGCGCAAGGCCGTCCAATTCAACTTTGGTACAACCGTCAGTCAGGGCAAGAAAATCTTTCTACGGCTACTCTTAACGGGACTATTACATCTACAGCCACCACAATTACGGTGTCTAATGTAGCCAGTTTGACCACAGCAGGGTTTATAAAAATTGATAACGAAACAATCAGTTACCCTAATGTAGACCCTGTAAACAACCAGTTGATTAATTGCGCTCGTGGGCAAAACGGCACAACTGCTGCGGCGCACACTACTGGCGCGGCTATAACCATACAAAATTTGCCTGCTATTAATGTGTGGCCTACACCTAATTCCCCCGGTAGCCAATACATGTTTGTGTATTACCGCATGCGCCGTATTCAAGACTCTGGTACGGGCGTGACTGTACAAGATATTCCGTTTCGTTTTATCCCCTGCATGGTGGCAGGGTTGGCCTATTTGTTAAGTATGAAACTGCCAGATATTGACCCCAATCGCGTGATGGGGCTGAAGGCTGAGTATGAACAGCAGTGGAGTTTGGCAGAAGCAGAAGACCGAGATACTTCTCCGTTAAGGTTTGTGCCAAGGAATTCTTTCTATGCCTAATCGGTTTGCTTCTGGTAAGCATGCAATTGCTGAATGCGACCGTTGTGCGCAGAGGTACATGCTCAAGGAATTAAAGACACAGATAGTCAAGACTAAGCCATTTAAAGTTAAAGTTTGCCCAGCATGTTGGGACCCGGATCAGCCGCAGTTGCAACTGGGTATGTATCCAGTTAATGATCCGCAAGCTGTGCGTGATCCGCGTCCTGATGTGAGCTATCAAGTCTCTGGTCAAAGTGGCTTACAGATTTTGTTAACGGATAGCACTGCGCAAGATGGGTTTGGTTACCCAGAACAAGGCAGTCGGGTCTTTGAATGGGGCTGGAGTCCTGTTGGTGGGGCAAGTGGGTTTGATACGTTTTTAACACCAAATAGCTTGGTGTTAGCGGTAGAACTTGGTACAGTTACGGTTACAACGACATAAGGAGTCGATCATGGCTAAAAGCGATATGAAAGAAGATATGAAAATGGACACGGCGCAAGACAAGGCAATGATTAAAAAAGCCTTTAAGCAACACGATGCGCAAGAACACAAAGGCGGTAAAGGTACGTCTTTAAAATTGGCCAAAGGGGGCAAGACAAACGCTCAGATGAAAGCTCTGGGGCGTGGTTTGGCTAAAGTTGCCAACCAGAAGAAGTCTTCTTTCACATACAAAAAAGGAGCCTGATATGGCCACTTTTAGCAAAAAGATGATGGGTAAAGAAGTTGGTGATGCCAGCGTTTATGCAGAACCACATACTGGTTCTATGGCGGGTGTAGACATTAAGAATAGTGGCTATGACGGTGGTAACCGTTTGACTGCCAATGATGTCAATATGTCTGTTGGTAACATCAGCCGTGACCCTTATAAAGAACCAAAAACTTCTGGCATTAAGATTCGCGGCACTGGCGCGGCTACTAAAGGCGTGATGGCCAGAGGCCCAATGGCATGAACTATGCTGCTCTGAGCACGGCTATCCAGTCGTATACTGAAAACTATGAAACGGATTTCATAGCGAACATCCCTGTTTTTGTAGGGCAGGCAGAGCAACGTATCTACAACACCATTCAGTTCCCGTCATTGCGTAAAAACATGACGGGGACGGTTACCTCAACAACGCCATATCTATCATGTCCAAACGATTTTTTGTCTTCATATTCATTGGCGGTTATTGACGCAGATGGTGAATACCATTATTTGTTAAACAAAGACGTAAACTTTATCCGCGAGGCGTACCCCAAGGCTTCTGATACTGGGCTTCCAAAGTACTATGCTTTGTTTGGGCCGACCGTTTCTAGTAGCATCATTACCACCGAACTGTCTTTTATGCTGGGGCCAAAGCCCGATGCTAACTACACAGTTGAGCTTCACTTTTTCTATTATCCCGAGTCCATTGTCACAGCCAGCACGACATGGCTTGGTGATAACTTTGATACGGTGTTGTTGTATGGCTCTTTGGTTGAAGCCTACACCTATATGAAGGGCGAGACAGACATGATGGCTTTGTATGACGGCAAGTACAAAGAAGCACTTGCGTTGGCTAAACGTCTGGGTGATGGTCTGGAGCGTCAGGATGCCTATAGGTCTGGTCAATATAGACAGGCGGTGACCTGATGGCTTTTACAGGTAACTACTCCTGCAATACGTTGCGAACTGGTTTAATAGCCGGTACGTTAAAATTTGCAACGGATACATTTCGTTTAGCCTTGTATACAAACTCGGCCACATTAAACCAACTTACTGCGGCATATACGTTAGATGGTGAAACTTCTGGTGGTAATTATGTAGCTGGGGGGCAAGTAGTTGTAGCAACAGTTAATACTGCGCTAAGTTCAAACAGTAGTACCATTTATGTGTCGTTTTCTAGTCCCGCTTGGACTGGTGCAATCACGGCTCGTGGCGCGTTAATTTATGACGTGACTACTGGCGCGGCTGTCTGTGTTTTAGACTTTGGAAATAACGTTACATCGACCAGTACTTTTACCGTAACAATGCCTGCTAACACTAGTACGGCTGCGCTTATTAGACTTGTATAAGGAAAAAATATGGCTATCGTCACAACTACCAAAGGCAACATGGATGATTCTCTTCTTGAGAAAAAAGAAGGTTTCGTAGACAATGACAATGAGTACACATCATGGGTTGAGTATTGGTTGGATGGAGAGCTTGTTCATCGCTCCGCACATGTTGCCCTGAAGAGAAACCCCACATTCGCTGTTGGCGAAGCAGCAATTATTTAAGGAGCCAAAAATGGCAAACACGCAAAGCATGACCACTTCGTTTATGGGGGAACTCATGACAGCTACCCATAACTTTGGCGTAGCACCTACACGCGGTACGACTGCTGCCGATACGTTCAAAGCGGCCCTGTACCTGACTTCGGCCACGGTCAATGCAGCCACCACTGCTTACTCATCTTCCGGTGAAGTAACGGGCACAAACTACACGGCGGGCGGTGTGACGGTGACCAACGCAACGGCTCCGATTGCGACCAACTCCTCGGCTACGGCGGGCGTGGCGTATTGGACTCCTTCAGCCTCGATCACATATACGACTGTGACTTTGAGCACGGCGTTTGATGCGGTCTTAATTTACAACAGCACACAGTCCAACAAGGCGGTGTCTGTCCACACGTTTGGTTCACAAACCATTACGGCGGGTACGTTCACACTGACCATGCCATCGAACACAACTACAACCGCTTTGCTGCGCTTGTCTACTACCTAAAGGGTAGGTCATGGCCGGATGGGGCACTGGCGCTTGGGGCTACGGCACTTGGGGCAATGGCGAGACCATCCTTACAGGTGATGCGGCCACGGGCGCTGTTGGCACAGTTTCGGCTGATAGAACAGTTGCTCTTACGGGTGTTGGTGGTACGGGTTCAGTCGGTACGGTAGTTAACTCAGCTTCGGTTGCACTGACCGGGGTTGCGGCCTCGGGTAATGTGGGATCGGTTGCTGTCGCAGAACGTCAGATTGCTCTGTCTGGTGTCGCGGCCTCTGGTAACGTTGGCACGGTTGTTGGCTCTGAAGTTGTACCGGACACTGGGGATGCCGCAGTCGGTAACGTTGGCACGGTTGGTATCTCAGTATCGGTAGCTCTGACGGGCGTTGGTGGTGCTGGCGCTGTTGGCACGGTTGTCGCAGCAAACTCTTTTGCATTGACTGGGGTTGGTAGTTCGGGCAGTGTTGGTTCTGTTGCACCATCAAGCACGGTAGCTCTGGCGGGTGTTTTGGTTTCTGGGTTGGTGGGCACCGTCAGCGCAGACAAGAACGTAGCGATAACGGGTGTTGCGGGATCGGGCGCAGTTGGTACGGTTGTTCAGTCTGCCTCAGTAGGTTTGACGGGCGTTGCAGCACAGGGCGTATCGGACAGAGTTATTGTTCCGCTTCCGTCCAACCAAGCTGATGGCGCAGTAGGCTCAGTTACAGCAGATCGCAGCGTTGCACTGACAGGTGTTGGTGGATCGGGCGCAGTTGGCACAATGACCATTGCAGATCGTATTCTGGCATTGACTGGGGTGTCTGCAAAAGGCGCAACGGGCGATGTAATCGCGGTATATTGGAAACTGATAGATGACAGCCAGACAGCAAACTGGCAGAATATCGGTAATTCACAAACGCCTACGTGGGGTGTAATTGAAACAGCACAGACCCCCGCGTGGGAAGAAGTCGTAACTTAAGGTTTTAAACATGACTACAGCATATTCAACGCTTCTTGGTTTGGCTCTTCCAGTCACGGGTGAACTCTCGGGCACATGGGGAGACACGGTAGACAACGGTATCACAAGGTATCTGGATATTGCTGTTGCGGGAACTGTAACTCTGACCAATGACGGCGCAGTTACCCTGTCGCTGACCAACGGCGATTCAAGCGCAACCAACATCGTATCAAGCCTAACAGGCGCGGGGACTGTTACAGCGCAGTTTGCCCTCATCCGGGTAACGGGAACGCTCACAGTTGCTAAAGTGCTGACGGCCCCATCGTCCAGCCGTACATACGTAGTGGTGAATGCTGCTACAGGCAGCACCGTAACAGTTAAAGCATCGGGCCAGACTGGTGTTTCTATTGCGGTAGGCGAGACAGCATTTGTTTATTTTAACGGCACGGACTACGCAAAGATTGTCGGTACAGCCACGGCTGGCGCGGCTGGTGGATCAACTACGCAGGTTCAGTACAACAGTTCCGGTGTTCTGGCTGGCTCTGCCAACATGACATTTAATGGCACAAAGTTGACTGTTGCGGGGCTTTTGGATTCTGCACTTACTTCAGGCCGTGTTCCTTACGCAACTACATCCGGTGAATTTATTGACTCTGCCAACTTGCTGTACAGCGGTACTGACCTGACTGTTTACGGCATCACCGTAGGCCGTGGTGCAGGTGCTGTGTCTACCAACACTGCGGTGGGTGCAAGTGCTTTGGCGGCTACTGCTTCTGGTATTCGTAATACTGGCTTGGGCTATGTGGCATTAACGGCTCTTACAAGCGGCGCTGAAAATACTGGCCTTGGCGCTTATGCGCTTACAGGAACTACAACTGGCGGCTATAACGTAGCAGTTGGCTCACAAACACTTATTAGCAACACGACTGGAAGTAATAATACCGCGCTTGGCTGGAATTCTCTTGCCCTTAATACCGCAGCCTCCAACAACACTGCTGTAGGTTATCAGGCCATGTACAGCAACACAACTGGCGGTGTTTGCGATGCGTTTGGTGCGCAAGCCCTTTACTCTCACACAACTGGTTATGCTAATGCCGCTTTTGGATATGGCTCTTCATACTCAGTAACGACAGGAAATGGTAACTCATCTTTTGGTCGTGATTCTTTAAGGGGCACTACAACAGGTTCCCAGAACACGGCAATAGGTCGTGATGCGCTTTTAAGCAACACTATCGCTAACTACAATACTGCTGTAGGTTATCAGGCGGGGTATAGCAATACCACCGGGGCAAACGGTACTTTTATTGGGTATCAAACGGGATACAGCAATACCACCGCTAGTTACAACACCGCTGTCGGCGACCGCGCTCTGTACACAAACTCAACTGGCAACGGTCTGGTTGCAATGGGTGAGGCGGCTTTGTATGCCAATACTACTGGGGCCAACAACACAGCCCTTGGTTATCAAGCCTTAACAGCCAACACCACAGCCTCTAACAACACTGCTGTAGGTTATCAGGCGGCGTACAGCGGAACAATTGCGGCAAACATTACCGCTATGGGTTTCCAATCGTTGTACAACAACACGGGCGACTACAACACTGGCTTTGGTTTTTATTCTTTGCTATCCAACACAAGCGGAACAAACAACAGTGCGTTTGGCCCCAATGCTTTGAGAGCAAATACAACAGGCTCTTTCAACACTTCAGTTGGCGATGGGTCTTTGCGTTTTAACACCACAGCATCTAACAACACTGCTGTGGGTTATCAAGCGGGATATAGCAATACGACAGGCGCATCCAATTTGGTGGCTGTTGGCTATCAAGCTCTGTATTCGCAAAATTCTCAAGATCAATGTACTGCTGTTGGTTATAAATCTGCTTACGCAACAAACGGTGGTTATCGTGTGGATGCGTTTGGTTATTTGTCAGCGACCGCTAATACGACAGGTCACGACAACCAAGCATTTGGGGCGCTTTCGCTTCAAGTAAACACTACAGGGTCATACAACATTGCCGTTGGAACACAGGCTCTTAACTCCAATACCACAGCTTCATACAACGTTGCTGTAGGTTATCAGGCAGCGTATGCCAATACCACTGGTCAGTATTTAGTTGCTTTGGGTTATTCTGCATTGGCCGCTAACACAACTGGTGTGCGTAACGTGGCTGTGGGTTACACGGCTCTTGCAGCTAACACTACTGGCGCTTACAACACCGCTGTCGGAATGCAGGCGTTGCTTGTAAACACTACAGGCGCAAACAACGTAGCGATTGGCAATGAAGCTCTTGTCCAAAACACCACTGCCTCAAACAACACTGCTGTGGGGTATCAGGCGGGATATAGCGGAACAACGGGCGATTATGCTTGTTTTATTGGGCAAGGCGCAGGGTATGCGGCAACAACTGGTCGTGGAAATACTTTTGTTGGTTCGGGGTTTGCCAATGGGTGCGGTTCGGCTGTTACCACAGGTGGAAAGAACACCATTCTTGGTGCTTATACAGGCAACCAAGGTGACTTAGACATCCGCACTGGCAGCAACTGCGTTGTGCTGTCTGATGGGGATGGGAACCCTAGATATTTCTTTTCTGGCTCCGGAAATTACACATTGCTTGGCGGGACTAGCTCAGCGGATACGGCCCTTATTTATTCATACGGTACATATAACTACACCAGCGGTGCGGCGGTTAATATGGGTATTAACTCATCTGGCTTTATGTACCGTTCAACTTCATCACTAAAGTACAAAACCAATGTGCAAGACGCAACGCATGGTTTGGCTGAAGTTTTGCAGTTAAGACCCGTCACTTATGAAAGCAAGCAAAAAGCTGAATCTGGCGTAATATATGGTGGTTTGATTGCAGAGGAAGTCCACGCCGCTGGCCTGACTGAATTTGTGCAGTATGCAGAAGATGGAACGCCAGATGCTTTGGCTTACGGCAACATGGTTTCTCTTTGCATCAAGGCCATCCAAGAACTCAAAGCAGAGTTTGACGCATACAAAGCAACCCATCCATAAACCATAAAAGGAAACTGAAATGACAACATTTACGACAACCATCACGGCTATGTACACAGTGCAACAGCCCGATCCAAATTACGTAGTTAACGCTATTTGGAAAATCACTGGCGTGGATGGACAGTACACTGCTGAAATTGATGGCAACACCATCTTTGACAGCCAGCAAGAAGCAAACTTCATCCCCTACGATCAACTGACAGAAGCCACCGTAATTGGCTGGATTCCTGAGTCAGCAATTACAAGCGCACAGCAGTGTGTGCAGGGACAAATCGACAGCATGATTACCCCGCCTGTCAGCCCATCAAATACACCCCTGCCTTGGGTTGCGTAAAAATACGGGGTTACGCCGCTGCCCCATTTCAGCGGCACTGGAGAACTTTAAATGAGTGAAGAACTGAACACGTCGATTAACTTAACTTTGCCTTTGGGCGCAGTGAATATGGTTTTGTCTGCTTTGGCTAAAGCGCCTTACGAGCAAGTTGCTGACTTGGTGCAAAACATCAGAGCGCAGACAATCCCACAAATCCCTGCACCCTCAGAGGAAAAAGAAACCGAATAACCCAGACCGTAACTCCGGGTAAAGGGGGTGCTGGCAGACCATCCTATTGGGTTAATGTCTGCCCCAGATTGAAAGCCCAGCATGGACTTTGTTGTTGTAATCATGCTGATGGCAAACCCCGAATACGTGTGTGTTCGTTGGGCATGGACAGGTGATGTCTACCACAGGATCGTGTGGTGTCTTGAGTGGAAAAGGGTTGAGAAAAAATGATCGACCCAATAACCATTGGCGCGGCGTTTGCGATAGCCAAGTCAACCATTGCTGGCGTCAAAGAAGCCATCAAGCTCGGCAAAGATATTAAAGAGTGCAGTGGCGATCTGATTAAGTTTTTTGAAATGCACGACACCGTTGAAAGGGGTGCAAATCAAGCCAAAGCTAAAGCGTCAAACTCAGAGATGGCGCAGGCGCTTGAGTCTGTGATGCAGGCAAAATTTCTTAGGGATGCCAGAACTAAACTTAAAGAGCAGTTGATTTGGTCAGGTCAGGGCGATGTGTGGGAAGCAATCCAAGCTGAGTACAACATGATTGTTGCTAATAGAAAAAGGACGGAACGTGAGGCGGAAGCCAAGGCTAAGTTGAAGCGAGAGAATCTGGCAGAGACGGTAAACATCCTGTTGATCGGCTTTGCTTCTATTCTTGCAGCGGGATTTGTTGGCTGGGGTACGTTTGCATTTATTATGTACAAATTGAGGAATTGATATGAATTGGGCGGATGTGATGAAAGCGGTGATCCCCATTGTGGTGGCATCACTTGCGTGGCTCCTTGGCGAAGTATCTTCTTTCAACACTCGGTTGACCAAGATTGAAGGTTCAATGCCTGCGCTGATTACATCCCAAGGCGTACCCACAGACAGCCCCTTGTCTGCCGAAGCTCGGCACAAACTAAAGGAAGAAATCTACAAAGAGATTAACAGTTTGTTTGTTAAAGTAACCCTGCTCGAAGAGCGCCAGAAAGGAAAATAATGGATTGGTTAAAAACTATCGCACCCACCATTGCAACAGCCCTTGGTGGGCCTCTAGCGGGGCTTGCTGTGGATGCTATATCCAAGGCTATTGGCATAGATCCAAAAGACGTTCAGTCCACAATCAGCGAAGGCAAGCTATCTTCTGACCAGATCATGCTCTTGAAGCAGGCCGAAATTGACATGGCCGCACGGGCGCAAGAGATGGGGTTGGACTTTGCCAAACTGAATGTTGAAGACAGGCGGTCTGCTCGGGAGATGCAGGCCGAGACACGCTCGTACATCCC